ATAAGTGCGATAAACCCATCAAGATTAGTAAGGACAACATCAGGATGAACGATACCCATACCGACTACTGCACCTGCGGCAAGTAACCAAAGATAAATTGCCGGTAAAACTGTGCGCTTAACCATTCGGTCGTTAAATGTGTCTTTGTTTTGTTTTGTCATTCGGATTCCTCCTTTTTACCTTCTTGTTGATTTGTTCGTGGTAACTCGCCAAGTTTTGCTTTGCCTTTACCTTGTTGTCGAGTCGCCCCTTCTTTTGCCGTCGGTAAACCTACGATGTCAAGTGACTCATTAAGTGTTAGTATACCTGCTTGATAACCTAAGACTGCTCGCTTCATAGAATCCATAGGAGATTCTTCGGCAACCGGTTCAAAGTCAAAGTTTGGTAAGTCACTCATTTTGTGTTCAATACCAAGCAGTTCAAGATGCTTTGAAAACAAACGCATAACTTCTTGTTTTACAACATACTGTAAACGACGGATTGCTGTGTTGGCCCACATATTTGCATTGTATGTAGCGGCGAAAGTAGAACCTTTTTCTTGACCTGCGGCCACACGGGGAACATGCAAAACTGCGGCGATATTTGCCCCAACCATATCAAGGAAACCGGAGTTGTCAGGAACAGCGTTATTGAGGTCTACATGGTGCAACTCTACATAGGATGGTAGAATGGGCATTTGGTCGCCTCGAAGCCCTTCAAACAGCGTTATAACATCATCCATGATGGTGTTTAGCCGTTCTACTTGTTCGTCAGGGTCTTGAATGTGTTCAATAGCCGATTTGTCAATAGTAATAAATTGTTTTGTCAAAGCATCTTCAAGAGCAATGCGGTTGTTCATACTGTTGTATTTTGCTCGAATGGCTTGTTTGAGCGAAGTAAAACGGGATGCACCCCACACACCGTATGTCTTGCGTAGTTTTGAATCATCAAACCAATTAGAACGGTAATCTATGCGAAAGTGCATTACCTCGGATTTAGGAAACACCATAGGGTCAAGCCCTTGTTCTCTTAAAATGTAAAAGTCATTTGACATAATCGGGTTGTTTTCGTTAGCGGTAAACGGCATACCTTGAGAACCTCTTTTGTCTACTATGGTAATTTGTTTTATGGGTAAACTTTGCACATCAGTAATACCAATACCTGCTCTACCTACTAATTTGTTAATGTCATTTCCATACACCATGAGATTACGCATAGCGTTAATCAAAAAGTCATCAAAGTCAAAAGACTCAATCATCATGTTTATTGCATTACGGATAGTGCCGTTCTTTGCTTTCTTCATGTCAATGGTGTATGCGTTTGCAGTAAGAGCAACAGAACGAACAGCACCGTTTAATTCAGGGTCAAGTTTTACCATACTGTCAAATAAATCGAACTCATTGTCAAAATTAGTATCTTGTTGAAATTTGTCTGTTTCTTCAAATATGTTTGGCAAACCTGCGGCAACACTCAAAGAAACATTTGAACCTACTCTTTGTATTGGTTGTTCGCTCGCAACAACCGGTTTACGGAAAAAGTCAAAAATACCCATATTTTTGCGTTATGTCAGTTGGTTTATCACTCTTTGCCTTGTTTTTTTACTTTTTTTACAATTCCTCTACCGACAAAGAGCCAAAAGATAACTTCAAGCACAAGTAAAACGAATGCAATTGGGCCGGAGTAATGATAGTCGAGGGCCAGATTCGGCAATCCTCCTGTATCATAATCGGTGATAGGCATATTTGTCTCTTAAGTGTTGGTGATTCATGATTATTTCTATTATGTGTATTATTACAAAAAAAATAAAACGCTATACTGAATAACATTATGTGTTATTCTTTTTTTGTTTCAAAGACGATTAAGAAAAGTAGTTATTACAATAAGCAATAGGCAATGGTTGGGGCTGTTCTTTGCCTATGAAACAATAAAAGAATTATGTAAAAACGCATGACTAAGCCCAATTTAATTCTTTTTACAATTAGGTAAATAATAAAAAGATAAACGCTTATAAGGGGAGGGCGTAAGCAACATTTAATGCGCGCACCACCGAACTACGGTCACGATTTAATCCTTGAATTTTTTGACGCAAACAAAAGCATTATGGATAATGCACGAATGTTGCATGACATGGATAACAAAAAGTCTGTCAAAGGTTGGGAAATGAGTATTACCAAAATGAAACATAGCGGAATACTTAACATTACCGTTGAAGAAAAAGTAGAAAAAAATGTTTTTGCCGAAAAAGTTCCTGAGTCATACTTTTACGACCAAGTAAATGACGAATACTTTACATTTCTTTCGACTGCCAACACTATGATTAAGGTTGAGGGCGATAGGCATAGGGCCATGAAAGTCGCGTATAGTAGTATGGTGGGCAAACCGGCATCCATTAACGAGGTATGTCGAGAGTTTGGCATACCGCGAGCATGGTTTGATGAGTATAGGCGGCGACACGGATGGACTCGTGACATGGATATTTACACTGATGAACAAATCATGGACTCAAATGTAGAACAGTTAGTAGAAGACTTAGTTCTTAAGCGGCGACATGAATTGCATAAAAAGTTTGAGCGTAAAAAATGGAAAGAAATTGAAGAAGATGCCGATAAATACCGCATGTTTGAAACAAATGTTCTTGCCGATTTTAAGAATCTTATACAAGAAAAAGCAACAAGTGTCTCTCAATTGTCATTACCTGTAAGTAACGACCCATTCTCTCTTGTTATTAGTCCGACCGACTTTCATTGGGGCAAATACGGGTGGGTTGATGAAGTCGGAGAAACATACGACTTTGACGAAGCCAAAAAACGCCTTATGGGTAAAACCCAAGAATTGATTAAGCGTCTTTACAGTAAACCTGAACAAATTATTATTTCTACCGGTAGCGATTGGTTCCATGTTGATAACGATGCGGGAACTACAACAAAGGGAACACCTCAAGATATGATAGGTTCTCCTGCCGAAATACTAATGACCGGTTGTAAATTAGCGCGTGAACACATAGATTTGCTTAGGCAGGTTGCGCCGGTCAAAGTAGTGTTTATGCCGGGTAATCACGATAGAATGTCGGCTATTGCTTTGATGATGTATTTGTCGGCGGTATACGAAGACTGTGAAGACTGTGAGGTTGTTGTATCTCCTTCATCAAGACAATATGTTGAATACGGTAATAATCTTCTTGGATTTATTCATGGCGACGGTGCTAAAAACCTTGAAGAGTTAATGTCGTGCGAACAACGCGAGTTATGGGGCAAGTGCCAACACCATACTTGGTTTCACGGACATTTGCATCATCGTAAGGTTTTGGAAAGCAAAGGCTGTATGATTATTCAATTACCATCTTTAGCCGGACATGACCGATACCATGCTCGACAAGGCTACACTACTTCTCAGGCGGGATTAGCCGCACACATTATTGACAAAGAAAAAGGAATTATAGGTTCTATGTTTGCCCCCGTTGGTGAGCATTGATGCCACATAAACCACTACATCGTAAATTAAGAAAATGTGCTAATTGCGGCAAAGAAGCGTATGTCTGTTATACAAGTTGTAAAGTGTGGGATAGTGTAAATAAAAAAATGGTTTATTGTGGAATGATGAGGGTTGTAAGATGACTGAAATAAAACGAGAAGCAGTAGTATGTGATACATGCGGTTGGGCGAGTAAGTATATGATGAGGGGAAAGGCTTTAACAAGAGTTTGTCCGTATTGTGGAATGCGCTCGCTTAGACCGCAGTAGATGATACTATGTATAATATAACAAAAAATGTTTTTTGGAAAATCCCTATCGAAAATTATGTGATGTCCTATGTCAAGTGTCAAACGAGCATTAGCCTTTGAAAGAGCAAGACATGATGTTCAGTATTTTTATCGTTGGCTTGGTTATGCTTGGGGCGACCATATAGGTAAATGGATGGACTTATACACTGATAGGAAAGGTAGTCATGTTCACCGTGTATGTATCATTGCGCCTCGCTCGCATAGTAAAAGCACGACTTTGGGTGTTAAGTTATTACATCAATGTCTTTTTGAGAAGTTTAACGGTAATCCTTTACAGGTTTGGTTATTTAGTGCAAGTCGCGATACTGCAATTCGTCGTTTGGCTGAAATTCGTAGTGATTTGACAAAGCATCCTGAATTGTCTCGCTACCTCGATACAAAGCGTGGTGGCAAAATCGAATTGTATTTGACTAATGGTGCTGTAATTCGTTGTTCTTCTGTGGGTTCGGCTATTCGTGGTGAGCATCCGGCGGTTATTGCTCTTGACGATGTATTGCTTGACGCTAAAAAAGAATTAAACAACGAACAGTTGCGCCATTGGTTGCGTAAAGTTGTAATGCCTATGCTTGACCCCGGCTCGTCAATTTACTGTGTTGGAACGCCAATGTCTATGACTGACCTTTACCACACTGAAATGCTTGACAACACCCAATGGAAAAGCGGAACATGGTCGGCATTCCCTAATTGGGATGAACACAAGCATGAACCGGAAAAATTAGAAGCGTTATGGCCGGAGTTTAGACCTACTCAATTTTTACTTGAACAGCGTGAGTCTATGGGTGCGTTGGAATTTGCACAAGAATTGCTTTGTCAAGTAATAGATGATGACTCGGCAGTATATCCCCGTAAGTATACCCGTAAAAATATGGACTTAGACCAAGTGCTTGATACAGAAAAACGGGATAGTTGCCGGTATGTTATTGGTTTTGACCCTTCTCAGGGATTAGGTAAGGACTACTCGGTGCTGTGCGCTGTCCGACAAGAAAGTAATGGCGATTTAGTAGTGTCAAACATATGGCGAAGGAACGACTTTCCTCCTGACAAACAGGCTGAAATGATTGGTGAATGGTGTAAGCGATACAGCGCACCTTTGGCGGCGGAAGATGTTGGGTTTCAACGATTGTTTAAGTCGTTGTTAGAGGCTAAGGGTATCGGCGTAGATTACAGGGAAAGCAAAGTTAGCAACAAAGGTTTGAAACAGGCTTTGCTTAACAGACTTAGGGTATGGTTCGAGCGAGAAAAAATTGTCATCCCGTATGGCGACGACAAAACTCGACGCATTATGAGCGAGTTACTTGACGAATTAGAATCACACGCTTGGAAAAACGGCGAGATTGTTGATACGGGCCGACACAACGACTTAGTAATGGCATTGGCACACGCAGTAGACCAATTTTCAGGCGGAATGAAAGGTGCGAAGATGGTCTTTGGCAAATCGGGCAAAGGCGAATGGGCCGGAGGCAAGGCTAAAGCAAGAGCGCGTGGCAATCTTAAGGTTGTTAATCGACGCAGGTATTGATACTTGCTTTTCATAATTTTTTGTAGTAAATTTTGCGGGAGACTAAGCAACGGCAGATGTCGCCGTTTTTTTTATTTTTGGAGTAAAAAAAGAAAAAACCCCCCAAAACCCCCCCTAAATGGGCCTCAAATTTTCCGGTGCTACCAATTGACCTATTGATACCTTGAAGGCTCGTAGAGGCGTTTATATTGGTGTTTTTAGGGGTGTTCCGGTTCTGTCTTTGTCGGCGGTTTTCAATCGGCATGAAAAAACCCACCTCCGAGCAATGTTTTGATATTGAAGTCGAAGGTGAGGACTTCAATTCTATCTCTTTATTCAATCATAGGCTTTCAGTGGGTTGTTTTTTTGAAATTTCAGGTATCAATCAAAGGGTTGTAGTTACCCTTCAACAGGTAGGCTTTCAATGTCTTCAAGGGCGAGGCCAAAGGTCATGCCAAAGTGTGCAATATCGAAAGCACAAGGATGAACTTGAGCGTATTGCCATACCATGCGTTGACCTTTCACGGTCTTTCGATACTTGACTCCTTCATTCATCAAGGTGCGGATAGCGAGGGCGGCGGTTGCCTGTCCTGCTTTGGCCTTGAGGATTAGTGAAGCACATGCGCCACTTATCCGAACTGAAACCATGTGGATTTGATGACCGCCATAAGTGCGAAGTTTGCCGTCACTCATGATTTGAGGGAGGCGTATATCGACTGAACCACCGGTCATCATGTGTTTGGGTTGCCCACAACGAGGACATTGAGCGTTCTTGATTTGACCGTTTGAAACGAGTGTTCCACAGCCACCGTTCTTCTTTCCACAGTGCCAATTCCGAGCGTTCACATCAATGTCTTGGATGGTTTCAACATTAACGGATAGGTGGTGAGGTCGGTGTTCCGTTCCGTTCTTGTCAAGTGTGCCGAATGTGTAAACAGTGCATCCATGAGTATAGATGCCGTCGGCGGGTTCATAGTTGCCGTTCTGTTGCTTGATGCGTAGGTTTTGAAAGTCGGTGCGAATCATTGCCGCCGAATCAACTTCAACGGTTCGCATGAATGCCGACGGGTCTTCAAGTCCGAATGCTTCAACGGTTGCCTTCGCCTTGATTGACTCAAGGGCGAGGGTGTCTTCAACGGTGGTGACTTCAATGTTCTTCGATGTGATACCGGCCTTCTCAAGTCGGGTCAATCGGTCAAAGGCAATGATAGCAACGGCCATTTGCTTCACGGTTCGGTTATCATCAAGCAGTTGCTCAAATTGAGGCCCCAATACTTCAAGAGTAATTGGGTTCATTTGTCCGTTGATGAACTTTACAACACTCACACCGGCGTTGAATAACGCTTCTGGTGTGGCGTTTTTGGGTGTCAAGTTCGCCGCTTTTCGGTAGTCCATATGGTCGGGCATTCCTTTGAGGTCTTTCGCCTTGATACCTAATTGTTTCAAGGTTCCTTTTCGGTTGCCGTTATACGCTTTTACAGCCGCCATGCTTAGGGCATGACTGAAACGCGTTTTCACCATCTCGCTTAGGTCAATCATTCTCTCAGTTGTTTGAGCGATTTGCTCAAACACCGGTTCTTCAATCCGGCTCTCGCCGGTTTCGGGGGTGTTTTGTTCCTCCATGTTACCGGCGGTATCTATACGCCTATATGAACATTTTACGCCTAATCCTTGAAATTGGCCGTTTTTGGGTCATTTCAGGTATGAGCCGAGCCGTTTTTTGACGGGCCGACAATGTGCGAATTTGAGCCGTTTTGGGGGTTTCGATTCATGTTTGAACATGATTCTCTTGATTTTAGGGTCTAAACGCTATACTGCGAGCCTGTTTTGCCCTGATTCAACACTGAACATGATTCATTCATGTTTTCGGAGGGCCGAAATTTTGAATATCCGCGTTCGGTGTAATTTTTACACTGATAATTTATTCGCGACTAATAAATCAAACACCTGAAAAAATTAGTCGTAAAGTTATTCTCGACTAAAAAAAAATAGTCGTAAAAAAAAGACCCAGAAATTTAGTCGTAAATAAAATCGGCCAAAAAAAAAAGAAAATAAATTAGTCGAAACCCAAAATTAGTCGAAAAGTGGTTCCCGACCCCACCGAGGGGGGGTCAGGAACGGCCCGACATTAGTCGTATACTGTAAACGATTTTAGTCGTTAAGCGTTCATAAATTCATAGAGAGAAAGAGTCTCAAGGTCAAGAACATAATAATGTGAAAAGTAACCTCGATGAGCAAATTCTTCATCAATTTGAAGCCATGTAGACATTTTGCCAAAGTTCGGAAGGCCGATGTCTACACGGTCTTTCGCATAGGCTCGTTCTTCTTCAACGCCGACCCACGCAACGAGGGCGGCAACATCGGAAATGCGAAGGCCGTATGAATCGTTTGACCCAACGGCTCGGATGCGCTCAAGGACAGGTGCGAGGTTCGGCATAACATGAGAAGGGTAACCGTCATAGTGGCGACGATAGAACACTTGTTCACCGTATTCATCAGTGATGGTGAGAAGGGCCGGTGTTCCCATCAATACCACCCTCCGTCGAAGTCGTCTCCATAGCATAGTTCGGCTTCAAGTTCGGCCTGTGCATCGGCTTGACGCTCGGCTTCAAGTTCCGCTTTGAATTCGTCGTCGCTGTGGATGTTTTGAACAGCGGAGTAGTTGCACTTGAGGCACTCTCCTACAAGGTCGCCGTTGCCAAGTCTGTAAGCGCGTTGAGGGTGGTGGCCGCAATTGAGTTTTGACATTTCAGGGATGAGGAAATTACACCACATCTTGTCTTCGTCGCCTGTTGGTAGTGCTTTGGTATCAAGGGCGCACCATGCGTCTTCAATGTGGCCCATTATCTCTTCAAGGGCTTCAAGGTGTGTTGATGTGTCACAGTTTATGTCATACACGAAGGTTGATGTTGGACTCTTGACGGTTTGAATGACTTCATGCAATTGCATCATAGCCACCTCAAGGTTTTGTCGTTCAACGGTGGATTCATCCACAATAGGGCGGTCTTCGGGGTTATGGTCGTTTGCCATGTTGAACGCTTGTGTTCAAGGTATATAATAGGCCCTGAGCGACTAATAACGCAGTAATGCGTTTAGTCGGGAATAATTTTACGACTAATAATATGAGCAGGGGATTTTAGTCGCGAATAATTTATTATGTGTTATTTTTTTAGTCGCATTTAGTCGCAAATAATTAGTCGTTCAGGAAAAAAAATTAGTCGTAAAAAAGAAAGAAAAAAAATTAGTCGTAAAGAAAATTAGTCGCTCTTAGTCGTAAAGAAAATTAGTCGTTAAAAAAGGCCCCACCCTCCGGCGAACCGGAGAGCAGGGCGGCATCGACTTTTAGTCGTTAAAGTAATTCTTCAGGTTGAGAATTATTCTTCTTCATCATCGACAGGGTAGAAGGTGTAACAGACTTTAACCATGTCTTGATTCGACGGCACATCAATTCCTATTGCGGCGGCGGCTACATACTTCACAAAGGTGAAGTGTGGGTGCGTGTAGTCCGGTGCGGTCTTGTATTCGCCTATGCGGTGCAGGTAGCCGAGTTGTTTATATTCGGTCATCGGCACATCAAAGGTGTTTATGTCTATCCATGTATCAGTTTCGGGGGGCATATTACTTATCTCCAATCTATCGTAGGGGCCGCACCCTTATATATGCACCGGTGCGACTAATTTATTGACCTGAATGTGCAATTTATTCGCGAATAATTTTTGGTCTTTTTTGTGTTATTTAGTCGAGTATTATTTTTTTTGTTATTTTTTTACGACTAATAGGCGTTTAGTCGCGACTAATTTTATAGGCTGTGCGTGGGCTTTTTAGTCGTAACTTCAGGGAAGGCGGCATTTAGTAGGGGTTCGGAGGGATTTAGTCGTGTTTTGCGACTAAACGGTGTATGTCGTGCTGTAATTTTAGTCGAGATAAACGCCAATTTTAATCGCGACTAAAATAACAGAATGCGGTAGTGCGTTTAGTCGTAAAAAAAAGATTTTGTTTTTTATGAGGGTCTACAATGAGGCGACCTTCGGTTTACGACTAAAGAGTAAACTGCGCCCCTGAAATTTAGTCGGGAATTAAATAATACGCGACTAAAAATCAGGCTTTCAGTGAGGTGTTTAGTCGTAAAATGCGACTAATACGGTAGGTGTAGGGCATTGGCAAAAAAGGTTCTTGTTTTACGACTAATACGATGACTGCGAGCATGAAATTTAGTCGCGATTAACCGCTGTTTAGTCGTAAAAGACGACTAAATAAAAAATGTGTCGCCAAAAAAATAGTCGAGAATAAATGATGGGTAAGGTTTTTCGCAAAAAATCACGGTCAAAAATATAGTCGAGAATAAAAACACTTAAAAATTATTGACTACAAAAATCCACGCCAAACTTTAGTCGAGCCTAAATATCGCACTAAAAAAATAAAAATTAGTCGCCTTTCCTACACCCGTCGAAAAATCTCGATTTAGCACCCTTTAATTAGTCGAGCCTAAAAATGGCGGCGGGAATCAGGCTTCGCCGGTTTAGTCGTAAAGATTTAGTCGCTTAGTCGCAAAGATTTCAGGTATTTTCTCCGTAATAATATGAACGCACACGCGCACACAAGGCGAGCGTTTAGTCGTTATGCTCTCAAACAGCGAATTTAGTCGCACCACAACGCTTATATACCCATACACATATAGGTAATTAGAGGCGAAGAAGATGACCCAAAAAACCCGACAAAAGAAAGACCATATCACCTTCAAAGGTGTGCGCTGTAAAAAGTGTGGATGTAAAAAATTCACCCCAATAGGCGTATCGAATGAAAATGTAAAGTGCATCCACTGTGGATATTTTACCTTCCTATGGGGTGCTTGAATATGAAGACGACTTTCTACTCTCCGATTTCAGTGACTATCTCAAGGTTCCCCTTGAGAAAATATCATATTATTTTTGTAGTCTCGCGTACAGACACACACAC